GCTTCTGCGACCTGTATGTGATCAATCGCAAGCTTGTCGAAGGTCGGATCAGACGTGGCTCGGTAAAGCATCTTCGGCGAGAAAGATTTTTCCTTCTTGTCCGTGCAAGCCCAGATGTAGCTATTGGCAAGGCGTGGTTCAAAAAGTTCCATCAGCGAATCTCGTACTGCGGTGTGCTGGACATGGTGGCTGTGACTAGGTGCGGATTGAACTGAAGGTGGCGGCTGTAACTAATGCCAGCCCACTTGCCGTTGATGGCTTGCGTGAGCTGTTCCTCAACTGCTGCTGGTCCGAGGTTGTCGTGAAATTTTGCCAGTTCAGTGCATAGCAGTTTCCAGGCGATGTCGCCTTTGGAACCTTTCTTGATCTTCCAGAAGGCGTGGATCAAGTCGGCATGACGTGCCAGATCAGGCGCCAGTTCTTTGGCTTTGGTTTTGACCGTATTTGAACTGAAAACCGCATCTTCGTCTGAAATAAGAGCTTTAGCTCTTATTGAAGAAGAAGAGGGATCTTGTTTATGGGTTCTTGTTAGGGTGCCCTTTTGGACACCGATATCGGTGCCTTTTTGGGTACCGATTGGAATGGTGCCTTTTTGGACACCGGTTCCCTTTTGGGCACCAATTTTTCGTTGGTCAGCATTGAGGTAAATGTGCCTGCGGCGACCGTCTGATGCGGTGGTGTAGGTAGCCCAACCATTGGCAATAAGCCAAGTAATGGCTGTCATCACGTCTGCCCGCTTCATGCCCAACTGCTTGGCCATGGTGGTGACAGATGCGTAGCAGCCGTGTTCGCTGCCATTGCCGTAGCGGTGCAGCAGCAGGTAAATGCAGACGCGTTGCTTCCCGCCTGGTTCTGCCATCTGGTCCATTAGTGGGTGTGGACAGATGGAAAAGCCGGTCGATCTAATTCGTGGCATACTTGAATCGCGTTTGACTTCCTAGAGCCGCCCCAAGGGCGGCTTTTTTATGCAGTTTTGACCGGTTCTGCTGGATCCAGATCTTTGTCATGAAGCATGGCTTCGTAGATCAATTCGCGCAGAACGGCTGTACGAGGTTTCCACTGGCCGCACTTGGACTGAAGCCAAGCGTGCGCCTCCGGGCTGACATCGACTACGACCTTAGGCATGGCATTGCATTGGTGTGCTCAGACAGTGTACCATGAATGCACACCGCTGCCAGGTCATGCTGCGCCCAGTGCCTGGTCTTGAATTTTACGCTGATATCCACCGGTACCGATACCAAGGTGAATGGGTCCGTAACAGTGTCAGCAAGATTGCCCAGCCGGTGACGCCAGAGATGCGGCAGCGGTTTGAGGAGACACGGCACGTTTGGGAACCACGCGGGAACCATGTCCACACGGCTGGCGAGGCGCTGTTGCTTGGCCTTGAACCTGTTGAAGGCGAATACAAGGCTTGGGTGGATGCGCTACGCGACTGCTGGCTCCTGCAAGGCGCTGAGACGATGGCTGTTGAACTTGGCGTCGTGATCCCCCATCACGACGTTGCGGGCATGTTTGACGGCCTCATACGCGACGCTGATGGCCATGTAGTGCTGCTGGACTTCAAGACGGTGCAGACTGAACGCGCCGTAGAAACCCGCAAGGCTGCAACCGCCCAACTTGGTGGTTATCTGCATGGCTTGAACCTGAATCATCCGTCGGTGGTGGTGGACAAATGCTGCACGCTGGTGGTTGGCCCAGGCGTCACCAAGGTGATCAGCGAAGAACCTGACAAGTGCTTTGCCGCATGGGAAAGTTGCCTTATGACCTATAAGGCGAAAACCGCATTGCCGTTTTGATGGACTGGACACGCATCCTGGCTGAGGCAGGCATTGCCGAGTCACCAGGCAGACAGGAAGCCGTAGTGGCTGCCAAGGCATTCACCGAGAGGCGTAAGGCAGCTAAGGCGCAGCCAGTCAAGGCCAAAGCAAAACCCAAACGCAAGCGTTAACTTTTGTTAATGGGGTGCACAGGCGGTGTATTCCCATGTATTGTTTGACCACCGGGGAAGCCCGGCACCACAAAAGCTCAAATCAAATGGAAATCATCAAACTCGGTTCGGCTTTCACGTTGCTAGCACTTGGCACCTCAACCGCTTGCTTGCCGCTAGCAGCAGCATTTGTCATTGGCGGCCTTGCCGTTGGCGCCACGCTCAAGTGATGGATGACTTCAACGCCATCGCGGCACGGCTTGCAGAAATCTCCACCATGATCAAGCAACTGGAAGAGGAAAAACAAAACCTCCTCACCGACGTTTCACTTGCTTGGTCAGTTGGCGATCTTGACAGTCTGATCAACGACAAAGGCCACGTCATCTTTGATGACATCCGGGTTGAACGCCGCCAGCGCGAAACCTGGACCTACACAGCAGCCATCAAGGCTGCACAGGAACAGGAACGCCACACCGGTAAGGCGACCAGTAAGGTGACCACCTACTACTGCGTTGCACCAATCAAAGCCAAATGACGGTCACGTTTTTTGTTGAGGGCACCAGTCGCCCACAAGGCAGCAAACGTGCTCTTGGCAATGGTCGGATGATTGAAGCCAGCCGACATTTGAAACCGTGGCGGCAAACAGTTCGATTTGTTGCTCAGCACTACAGGCCAACCGATTGGCGCACTACTGGTCCGATGTCCGTATCGGTGGTGTTTACCTTCCAACGGCCAAAATCACACCACACATCCAAAGGAGAACTCACACGCAATGCACCGATCCTTTGCACCAGCAAAAGCATTGGTGATATTGACAAACTCATGCGAGGCATCCTCGATGCCTTGACCGAAGTGTTGTTCGATGACGATTCACAAGTCATCGAGATCAATGCTTACAAGCGTTACTGCGTTCCAGATGAACGGCCAGGCGCAACCATCACCTGTACACCTATTTCATGACCTATCCGAATCTTGCGGGCGTCATCACCAAGGATGATGTCTACACCAAAGGCACCGGCAGCTACGCGGCTTCATACGTTGCATGGGCACGGATTGCCAACCACCTGCATACCCACGCACCAGGCTGGGAGTTCCACCTAAAACCAGCACAAGACGGAACGCATCTATGGAAAGCGCCAGATGGTACTGGCTATCTGATTGGTTACTTTACTGGTCCAGAGGATCAAGCAACTGCTGATTTTCCGTTTCCAGTGATGGACAATCGGAATAACCCGGTGCAATACGACAAGATCAGCGCCAGAGCGTTGACAGATGCCCACCGCCGCGCCTTGTGTGCCTGTGCAGCCTTCAGCCTGTCGCTTGGCTACGAGTTGTGGGCAAAGGAAGAAGTAGCGGAAGCTGGCGTAACACCTGCTGAAACTGCATCAGCGCCAGCGCCAGCACCTGAGGCAAAGGCAAAGCCTGCCGCCAAAAAGCAAGCCGCACCATCTGCACCAGTTGCTGACCTAGCCGCACCCATTGACGAAGGCGAGTACGAAATTGTTATCCGGTCATTGACCGATCTGCACAGCAAAGCACCCGAACGCATCAAAGAACTGTCAGCCGCATTCCGTAAGGAGTACAAACTGCCAGGCGATGCCGCCTTGTCTAAGCAGATCAAGACCCAAGCACACGTCCAGTTCATCAATGCGTTCCTGGCCAGCTAACCGCTGTCGGATCGCACAACCAACCGCTACACAACCATGCTTCAAATCACTGCCGTAGGCAACCTGGCTTCAGACCCCCGCACCGCCACCGTTGGCGATAACGAGGTTGCCAATTTCACAATCCTTTGCAACAAAAAAATCAAAGGCGAAGACGTAACCACCGCTGTTGATTGCTCCGTCTGGGGCAAGCGTGCAGCAGTGGCCGCCAACTACCTGTTTAAAGGTTCACAGGTCACCGTGTCTGGCGAAGGCCATGTCGAAACGTACGAACGGAACAACGGAACATCTGGCTCGAAGATTGTTCTACGCGTCAGCGACTTTGCACTGCCTCCCAAGGGTGGTCAAACTGAAACGCCGTTCTAGGGGCCTTTCATCAGTTGCACTTCAAGCCTTGCAATTTCGTTGACTGCTGCTTTCAGGTATTCCTGCTGCAAGTAGTTCTGCCGTAACAACATGGCTGCCAATTTGCCGACATCCTCTGTTTTTTCAAGCTGTCGGCACTTGGCTTCCAAGTCAAATGATTTTTCGGCTGGGATTGAAACTTGCATCCACTGGCCAAAGTTCACGGCAATACAGGTGGTGATGTCACGATGTTACCAACACTGTGAACTTATGTCACCGCCATTGCCAACCAGTGCACTAGGGTGTATGATTGATGCACGGGGCACCACCCCGCCAATCAAATCAAATCACATGTCACTGCCACACCTTGACGACGACACGCTAGATGCCATCAATGCACTAGCAGAGGCGCTGGTACGGCACCCAGAGGATGTTTCACCGCTGATGCTGTACGGCCACCTGCCAGAGCACCTGATGGATCTAGTTGCCGATTACTTCCCTGATGAAGAGGACGAAGTTTGAAACCGGCCCCTTCGGGGGCCTTACCACAACAACAAATGATTATTAGCCAAATGGAATTAGACCAGCAGCTTCCAACCGAGTTGCCAGCCAAGATTCACTACGTCTGCAAATCAAAAACCAAAGCAGGCAACTACCAGGCCAAGTGCTCGTACTTGTACAACAACCGCGAGTATCCAGGCATTGTTTTTGCACCCGACAACGAAAACTGGTTTGAAGACTTGGCCCCTGGAACTGTCATCAAGACCAAACGTGTTGAACCCGGTAAGCATCCTGATTTTCCAGGTGATCTGAAAGGCGATGCGTTGCGTCTTGCACAACAGCAGGAATTGACGCCAGCACCGCCAGATCTATTGGCAACACTGCCAGAACTGCTGCGGCAGGCGGCTGACTTGATCGAACAACTCACAGGACAGGTTGCACAAACCAGTCCTACTGAACCACCAAAATCTGATCTTAAATACAGAACCCAGCAAGACTGGGCAAACGTTATTGAATCAATTTTGATGACAGTGCCGGTATTTCACAAGGCATTCTCAGCCATCATGCTGAATGCCTACATTGAATCCACCTTTGACGATTTCTGGCCTGGTGACACCAGCCAACTTAAAAAAGGTCCACGCTGGAAAGCTGCTACAACCAGAGCACTATCAGTGCTGTTGGATTACGGCACCATTCAGCGGATCAAAGGCACATCGCATCATTACGAACTAACTGAATCCACACGATCCAAAATCACTGCAACCAAATGACAAAAACAACCGCTGTTGTGGCAATCACGCCACCTGACTTTCGGCACCTTGCTATCCAAATTCGTGGCATTGCGCCGCTAGTAATTAATCGCTTTAGCGCAAAAGCCATGGAAATGATGAAACAAACACAAGAAGCAGGTAGCACCGCTCGCAGCCGCAAAACACGCGAAAGCAAAGATTTTGACCAGCTTTTTGAATCAGCAAAACATGTCAGCGATGACGGTTGGGAAGGCATTCATGCAGCTGCGTTTCGCAATGCAGCGATTAGCGCTTGCCGTGCTTGTGGTTTCAAAATGACTCACGCAAAACTAGCTTTTTCGGTGATGCAAGATGGTTTTGATCGCGTTGATGGTGCCCCCTTGGTGCGCTTGACAGAAGGCGTAGCTGAACAATGGATTGCACCCACTCGCAACGCGACCGGCGTAATTGATCTGCGAAGCCGTCCAATGTATCGGCAATGGGCCACAACGTTGCGGATTAGGTACGACGCAGGAATGCTGACCGATGCTGATGTAGTCAATTTGATTTCACGGGTTGGAATGCAGGTTGGCGTTGGTGAAGGCCGACCTGATAGCAAAAACAGTGCTGGTTTAGGTTTTGGCTTGTTTGAGATTGTGTGATGCAGATAATCAGGCACGGCACGGCTCGGACTGACAAGTCCCGGTTAGGCCCGGCTCGTTATGGCTGGCTTGGTATGGCAAGGCGTGGTATGGCGCGGTTTGGCCTGGCAAGGCACGGCTGGCGAGGCAAGGTCCGGTATGGCGAGGCTGGGCCAAGTACGGCTGGCATGGCCTGGCGTGGCGCGGTATGGCGAGGTCCGGTGAGGTATAGCTGGCGAGGTTTGGCGTGGTCTGGCAGGGTCTGGCAGGGTCAGGCGCGGTATGACATCGCTCAACGGGGCAGGCAACTGCCCCATCACAAACAACATCATCAAATGACTAACTACACTTTTAGAAACGGCACTCGCATCAGCGGTGTCAACGCACAAACAGCCGGTGAAGAACTGGCACGTATTCAAAATGCTCATGGCGCAATCACAGCACCATTGGTAGTTGATGAAGCGCGACCTACAGATGCACTATTGCATCTTGCTTTTGAATGGAACGATCTTGTTGCGGCCGAACAACATCGGCAACATCAAGCAAGAAACTTGATTCGTTCAGTGCAAATTATTGAAACTGATAATCAAATGTCTCCTGCTTACGTTCACATCCAAACAACTCGCAGTTACTTGCCAACAACCGAGGTTGTACGTCGTGTTGATCTTTATGACGATGCCTTCCGCACAGCTTGTAGCCGCATTTCAGAAGCCCAGTATTCACTGGAACAATTGAAACGATTGGCAGCCAAAAACCAACAGCCCAGCGTTGAAACGGCAATCACTAGCTTGACCGCCATTCAAAAATCACTTACTGAACTATCCAAATGACAACCATCAAAATCAGAGACTGCTACAGCACCAACAGCGTGCCGGCTTTATCCATTCACCAAGAAACCTACTTACAAAGCCCAGATCGCCTAGGCAAGCGTAACAAACGCAATCTATGGCGTTTTTCCAACGGCCAGACTGCATACGTCCGCAAGTGGCCACAAGGTGCCACTGTGATCGTCATCAACCGTGTTCCTGGTATGGGTTGGCCGCACTACACAGTCAAAGATCTTTACGGCAACTCATGGGTTATTTGCCAGTTACACCTGTCAAGTAAAACCATTGAGGCTAAAAACTAATGACACGGTTTTACTTTTGTATCAAAGATGCAAACATCTACGAATGCGTCAAGGCTGACACTTTTATGGAAGCCAAAAAACTAGCCTTTGCAGACTGGTCCAAATACTGGAACCAAATCGAATGGCTCTCACCAATCACCCACAAAGAAGTCCGCATCCAATGAACCTCAACGAATGGAATCCATGCCTGTCTTGGATTGACGACGATATCCGCGTAAAACGTGGTGAAGGTATCTCTAGACCAGTTGCTAATGCACGAACTAGATCGTTCACGTTGATCGTGTACCAACCACGCTTGCAGCCAATGACCGTGACGATGCGTGCTGAAACCAAAGCAGCCGCCATAAGGTATGCCAAGGCCCGCTGGCCTGGTTGCGAAGTTGAAATGCCATGAACGACATCCTTCAACGACTAGAAGCGTTAATCACCGATGCTGGCCTTTTCAAGGCTGGCCGCGAGCATGAGCGCGAACACGTTAAGGCTTTGATCCGCGTCCGCATGGATCAACTGCACCACAATTCGATAGCGTGGCAGGAATGCCGCAATCTTTACGACATCATCAAATGAAACAGTTCCAACTTGACAACCAACGCCACGCCACTATGGAAGCACTGTATGAGCGCAGTGGTCGTACCTGCGGCACCTATACCGGCCTTTGGCAGGAATACGCTGCCGACATTGCCGCCAATTTTCGAGATACCGACTACCAAGAGTTGTACGACGCGGTATGCCTTGCCATGGGAGACACTAAATCCGTACTAATCGAAAAACACGCGCAGCAGGCAATTCAGGTCTGCCGTCAATACCTACTAGGCAAATGGCTGTAGGACCAGTATCCAGGCGTCGCCGCAATCTATCGGTGCAAATCCGTGTGACTGAAGAAGAGGTTGCTGCTGCCAGAGATTTTGGCAATGGCAACGCTTCCCATGGTTATCGCATGGCTCTACGGATTGCCACTGGCCGTAAATCAAAACCCATCCCATTGAGTACACTGCTTCGAGCTGCTGCTGAAATGGCAGCTGAACTTGAAAACTCACCTAAACGCGGAGCACCTGCAAAATCCACATGAACGAACCTTTTTTCAAGTCGTATTTGCTTGAGCGCAATTTCCTGCTGGATGACATCAAAGATCTCAGCGATGCCGAACTAAACACGCTAAACGTCGAAACCATGGCTGCACTAGAAGAAGCCCGGTACCAGTACGCCCGAGTTGAAGACAAAGCTTGTGGCGATGCTGGTCCGGTGTTTGCTCGCATGAAAATTGCAGGTTATTTCCAAGCGGCCATCAAATTGGAATTGGCTTCTGATGACTGATCTAGTCAACCATCCAGCACACTACACAGCTGGGAACATGGAAGTCATTGACATTATTGAGAATTCTGTGTGTTACGCACCAGATCCAGTGCTTGGTGGTCTTCAATGGCAAACGCTAAAGTACCTGCTGCGCATGTGGCATAAAGGGAATCCATTGCAAGACGCGCAAAAAGCGCAGTGGTACCTAAATCGCCTAATCAATCAACTCCAATGAAATCCCACCGCCGTAACTCGATTCTGAACGAAGATAACGTGCGCCACCTGCGACAAATCAGGCAGGACGGCGTAAGTGCCCAAGCCATTGCACAGCAATTTGGCATTAGCCGCAATCAAGTCATTCGGATCGTCAGCAGACAGCAATGGTCTGAGGTTGAATGATGTATCGCATCAATCAAAAATCCATGGCAGCACCTTTCCTTAGTTGGCTTGAAAACTGCGCTGTGCGTTTTTTGATGTCAAGCCCACGGGTTGGTTTCATCGCGGTCAAGCACCACAGTTTTAATCACATGTACGTTGTGCAAGACGCAACAGATCCTCAGGTTGATGCCATCATGCACGAGCTGACTGAACCACTTGAGCCGTTATCGATGCAGTTAGAACGGTTGTACCACGAACCGGCATACGGTGAAAGTGAATGATTACTCTTTACAACGGTCGGGTCATTGTTGAACGGTTAAGCCTCAGCGCCAACTGGCGAGCGCGGTATCGCATTCCAGGTTTGGATCTAACCATCATTGATCTGTGCACACCAGACGTAAGAGAAGCGTACATCCGAGCGCAGTACCACTATTTGGCACTACGCAAAAACCAACCAATCGAAAAAATTGAAACTGAATTTTATGGGAAAGCAAAGTGCTGGTCGTGTATCCATTGGCTACCCAGAGGCGACGAATGCAGCTTTGGATTCCCTGAGGCACGGCAGAATGGGGGACGGTTTGCCGCTCGATGCGAGCTATACGACGATGGAAAGAAAAGTACTTAACCGCATGGATCGCGGTGAAGGTCGCTGGATTGACTTGCTTGAGCATTCATTTGGAGAAGAACCGCTATACCGTGCCTGCGGACAGCATGGCGCCATTTGTCGCTATACAAACGATCTATGGCAGGCCGAGATTTATGTTCAGTATTACTAAGATTTATTAAGCCAAGAATCGATGGATTCCTCACGGGTCAAGCTGTAAAAATCTTGAGCGCGAAACCAGTCACGCCAGTCACGGTGCCCCTTGCTGCCGTTACAGGTGATACAGGCGCCACACAGGTTTTCTGGTACGGTCAAGCCGCCAAGTACTTTGGGAACGATGTGATCCAATGTGGCGCTACGGGGGCCAAGCTGCTCGTTGCAGTAAGCACAACAGTAATCACTGCGTAACAGCACAGCGTCACGCCACCGCCGCTTCGCCTCCTTCCTCGGTATCAGCATCGTTCCATCGATCTGATGATCCACTGAGGTTTTCAGGTAACGGGAACAGTTCAAGTTCAAGATCAATCAGATCTTCTTCGTCACGAATAAACTCCGATATTTGGCTATAGATATTTGCAGCAAGATCATCCGAGTCGATATCCGATCGAATGACGACCTTGGCAGATACCTGCATGACGTAGGCTCGCATCTGTCAGAGCCAACGGCTGCCTACAGGATAGCTCGGGAACGCCACCGTAAACTTTTGTCACAGCAGTTGCCAGATCGTGCACTGTGGTGTATGATTAGTGCACGGGAGGCGACTCCCGCAATCAAATCAAATCCAATGAACATCACACACGCTTCCACCAAGGCCGACATCATCGACGCATCCTGCGAGGTGATCGACACCCAAGCCGAGCAGATTAACGACCTCAGGGAACGCCAACTGATCCTCTGGACCATCGTTGGCATCCTCACCGTGTTGCTTGCATTCGGCGCCTAACCTCCACGGGGCACTTCGGTGCCCTTTTTATTGCCATCTAATCAAATGACTTACTACCGCTGCGAATGCCTCGCTGAGGATCTGATCAACCGCTACATCGCACCCAAAACTGGCTGGGACAAGATCAAAGAAGAAGACTTTCAGCGCCTTGCTGATTTAATCTCAGACAAAGGCGCATGGGCAGGCTTCTGCATGGTCAAAGCAATCAGCAGCTGGATCGACTAACCATGACCTACGCACTTTTGATTGATGCCATTCAAGTAGGTCCATTCACGACTCACATTGCCGCCACGGTCTTTGCCGAACAAAACGGCTTTGACAACTACTCAATGATTGAGTTGTACGACCCCGCAGAAGCGTCGGGTTTGATCCGCAGGCTCAACCCTTGCTCGCCGTAACGCCGAGATCAGCGTTGTAGCGGCCAGTTTGGGCGTATGTGCGTTCTGGGGTGCCGGATACCAGCAGAAACTTCATCTGCCCAATCCGCATCCCAGGCCAGATCGGCAGCGCATTCAACCGCCTGCTGTTCTTCAATTCCATTGTCAGCCGTGACCCATACCAACCTGGATCGCACCAGCCAGCCTCGGCATGGTCCCAACCATCACGGG